TTTATTGTCGTTATCTGTATCTCGGAATATTAAAACTACAACTCCATTAGCTGGAGCTGTGTTCATTTGTACTGTTGTAGCGTTGGCGAGAGAGTATGTAGTTGTCGCTTGCGTAACACCGTCAAGACTAACCTTGACGTCTGTTGTCGCTAAATATGGAAATGTAAATGAATATAGAACGGTTGAACCGTTCCCTGTGTATTGGTTCTGTGTGACAGCCATTTACGCTAAAAAAGTTATTTGACTGAGTGGATATTTATTTGGGTATGTTTTTTATTTTTTCTATTTCTATTTTGGTTCTATCTTCTCTTGAGTAATCACCTTGTTTTCTTGCACGATCACCAATGAGTCCTAATTCATGTTCTTGTTTTAATATTGAAGCTTTACCACCTAACTCTTCATCTTGTAAAAGTAATGTCCAAGCTCTGCGTTTTGTTCTAGTTAATATTCTTCTTAATTGAGAAGCATGTAATGTATTTCTTGGTTCGTATTTTTCACCTGATCCTCTATCTTTTTCCATCTCAAGAATGGATTGTTTCATTTGTGGAAACTTATTGAAAAATTCAGTGATTTCAGCTTCAACATTTTCCTGTCCCATATAGAACTGAAACTTAGATTTAAGATCAGGATGACCCTCTAAACTTTCACCATTAGGTCCGGTATTAAATGTTTGTCTTAGATTAACTCCACTTCTCATTAATAATTCTCTAGTTTCATTAGTAGCACCAATGTTGAGATTAAAAGGTAAAATTGCGTTTGTAAGTCTTGTAATAGGTTCCCAATCTCTTAAGATTTCTCCATTTAATTGATCATATCTATAAGGAAGCATCTTACCTTTTGTAAGTACATCAGCCCATAAATTTCTATTACCTATACTTTGCCAAAACCCAGTTTCTAATTCCCTCATCCCGGGAGATAAAACTTTACCAATTTCATTTCTAAGTCCACCTAAAGGTATTTGACTATTTACAAAGTTAGCAGCAACTCTAGGTGCATCTCCACCTTGAGATGTCATTAAATCTGACAGTTGTAAAAGACCAGCTAAGAATGACTTATTAACTATATTGGCTTGTAATAAATAAGAAACTTTACCTAAATTATTACCTGTCCATTCATCACCCATTACTTTTTGTGAGTCAACAATATCAGCTACAAAACCTAATAGTCCATTAAAGGGTTCTAAAGATTCGTAACTTACGTAAGAATCACCTATTTTTATTGATCTAGGTTGCCAACCAAATGTCTGCCAAGTATTTCTAAGGCTTCTTTCTGGTGGACCATTACCTGTAATGTTTCCATTTAAAGCAGCCCATGCAACCATACTGGTAAAGCCATAACTAATAGCTTGTCTTCCACGCATAGTAGCTTTTGCTATTTCAAGATCACTAGCTGTTTTAATTCCATACTTCAATAAATCAGGATCACCAGCTGATTTACTCATAATGTCAGCATGTTCTTTAATAAATGAGTTAAGAATAGGTGTGTACTTAGACGTCATAGTCAAAGCGTTAACACCAGTTCTTGCAAACAAAAAGAAAGGTCTAAAGAATGGTGCTTGGTCAAACATCTTGTCTAATGACTTAGCAAATCCTGTTAGTTCCTGAGTAAGCTTTGCTTCATCAGATGCAAACTTTGCCATCTCATCTGACACTTGACCATCAGCTGTAAATACTTTGCTTTCAAAATCAACTTCAGCTGCTCTAACTAATTCATCAAGATTCTGGTCAGATACAACTATTCCTTTATCGTTTATTTTTTTATATACGTTTTCAAAAGCAAGTTGTCTTTGTCTACCTCTTCCAATGATTTGTGTGAAAAAAGTATCCATAGATCTCATTACTCGAGGACCATAGTTGAAGACAGGCATTTTATTAATACCTCGTAAAGCATCAGCAAACTTAGCACTAGCTTGATCGCCAGCAGTTCCATAAGAAGCTGACCAAGCCATCATCTGTTCCCATTCATTATCTTTCTGATTTTTTATATATCCTCGGAATCCATCTTCTTTCATGGAATAAGATTGGAAGTCAGCAACAGCTTTTTTCCAAGCTTCGTTTCTAGCTTCTATCATTCCACCTATATTTTGAAATGCACCACGCATTACAGTGTCATCAGATTTACCAACAGCACCAAGCATAGTTGCGACAGGACGCATAACAGTTCCCATACCAGTACCTACTAATGCACGTACAGGTGTTTTAGGACCAGACAACATAGAGTTAACACCCATAGTCATCATTTCATTTAAGATTGCATTACGTTGATAAACATCACCTTCTTTATATCCTCTTAATTTACGTTTAAAAAACTCTTGAAAATCTTTAAAGGTTTGTGAGCTTCCATTACTTTCAGCACTAAAATGTAAATACCCTTCTAATAAAGAATTATCCGGATCTTTTCTTAATACTTCTTTTAATGTAGCTGTTTCCGCAGCAGCATCATCTGAAGCTCTAGCAATAAGCTCTCTTTTAGAAATTGCACCACCACCATAAGATCTAAGTTCAGCAGAACTAGCTAAACTAGCTTCTTTTCTTAGTCTGCCTAATGCAGAATGTCTAGCTAATATGCCATCTAATAATGAACCGTTAGCTGTTACATCAATTTTGTCAGCAACACTTAATGCAGCTTTTGATAAATCTCTAGCTTCAAATGCTAATTGTCCTCTAATTAAATCCATTGATCTTAATTGAACTGGACTTAAATAATGAAGAACTTCACCATCAGCTAATTCAGTAGCAGCTCGTGGATCTCCTATATAGTTAAGTACATCTTCTTCAGGAATATCCATTAATCTAGAGTGACCAGAAGTATCCATAAATTTAAGAAGATCAACAGCTGATCTTTTAAAATCACGATCTATAGCATCATTAGTAACTTTGGCAGATAGACGTTGAAAAGCTGCGCTACCTTGTAAATCTTTACTTAAAGAATTAACTTCTTCGAGCATTGTACCGGGAGCTGTATATTCAGTTCTTCTAATATTTGCTTCAGTCATACGCCCACGAGGAGCACCATATTTCTGTGTTGGATCGTTACGAATTTGAATCATATCTCTAACACCTTCTACAGCATTATCGGTAGTACTAATAGCTTGATTATCAGTTATATCTCCACCTTTGTAATAAGCTGGATTATCTCTTGTACCACCAGTAGCTAGATCAAACTCTAGTTGTTCTTCTTGTAAATCAACATTAGCTTCACCTTGTTTTCTAGCGCGACTTGTTAAGTCTCTATACTCACCCCATTCAATTTCATTCTTCTCAGCAAAATCATTCATCTTTTGCAATTGAACTTCAGGAGCTAATCTTTCCCAACTCTTATTTCTTTTTAAAAATTTTTCTTTTGATAAAGGTTCTTCTAAACCAGCCTTTTTAATTTTATTAGTGTATTGACGATACTGAGACTTTTCAAATACTTGTCTAGCTCCTTTTAATACAGCCATTTCTTTTGCTGCATAATCAATATCTGAACTTTCATCTAATGCTTTTATAAGTTCGTCTTTATTTCCAGTAAATGCTTTTTGTGATTTCTTTGCATTTCTAGAGCTTGCTCTAAGACCCCAACCAGCTGATTCAAAAGCAACATCCATTAAGCCACCAATTCCTAAGCCTTCTCCCATGTTGTAAAAAGCTTTCATAGCTGGTGACATAGTTTCTTTAGTAGCTAAAGGTTCTAACATTCCAGCTTTATTAGGAAATGCATCGACTAAAACCCTTGCCATGTTGGATTCTTGTGATTGATTACTAATAAGATCGTATGTTGCACCAGAGACAGCAGACCTACCTATTCGTGTAGCTCTACTTATTTTTGATGCAGCTGCTAATCCTTTTAATCCTCTAGCACCCCACATTATTTTTCCAGCACCCAATGTACCTCCAACAAATTCAATACCAGTTCTTAAAAAAGTACCCCATACAGTTTCAGTAATAGGTTTATTTTTAATTAACCAAGGAGCATCATATTTATATGGATTATTAGGATCAGTAGGTTGATAAAATTTCTTATCTAATAGCTTAGGTAAAGAAGCAATACTGTTATAAATATCTATACCACCACCAACAACAGCGTCTCCAACTTCTTGTATATTTTCTTTTAATCCAAATTGCCTTGGATCTTTAGTAGGTGTACTTGAAGATGGTGAAGGAGGTTGTGCGTTAGTAAATTTTTCTGACCTTTGTGTATCTTCAGCTAAATTATTTACCTGATATGGATCATATAAAGGTTCCATTACTCATACCTCGCATATAATAATTGTTTCATTTCTACTGTTAAATCATTTTCATTAAGTCCTAATTTTGCAATTTCAGCTTTAATTAAAAGTTCTCGAGCTTCCATTGTTTGTTCTTTTGTTGGTGTAACTGGTGTAACTGGTGTAAGATTTTCAGTTCTATATTTTCTTTTATTTCTTCTAACACTTGTTCCTTGAACATTAGAAATACCAAGAGTTTTTATTTTATCGATAATAAATTGACCAGTAAGTGGAATGCTTTTTAATACCTCGTCTGGTATTGTTTGTGCTGCCACAACGAAGTCAGTAGCACTCTTATCTAAAGCTTGTATTTGTTTTTTCCTTTGTTCTTTAGATATGATTTTACGTTTTCTGCTTTGATAATTACGTGGTAATGTGTTTGCTTGCCCATTACCGGGAATGCCATCATCTTTACCATCGGCATAAAGTTTTGCAGTGCCGTTATGAATTTTATCTTTAGCAATACTTACTAAAGTAGCTTCAGTAAATAATGTATTTCCTGTTAATGATCCATCAGCTATTCCTCTACGAATATCTTCTACTGAAATATTAAAACCACTTATTGTTGTTATTTGTCCAGATTGGAATTGATTAAAAATATCATCAATAGTTGTATTTTCTAAATCAATTTCTTTAATACCAGTAGGAGTACGAACAGCTTTATATTCATCATATTTACTAGCTATTTCTTTATCCATTGCTAATCCTTCAACAACATGTTTCATAACTTGATCTTCTACCAATTCTTTTTTTGCAGTGCTTCTTAATGTCCAATAGCTTTTAGCTTTAGATGGAAAATTATTCATAGCTTTTTTAACATCTGGATGAACATATTTATGTAAATTCTGTGCACCCTTATAATCAATTTCTTTTTGACCGTTAGCTTTTAATCTTGTATTAACAATTTCAATAGGGTCTAATACACCACCAGTCTGTCTATGAATGCCAAAAACAATGTCTGGTATAGGTCCTCCATTTTTTACAAAATCTAAAATAGTTTTATCTTGTTTTTCAGTTAGAAAATCTTTATCTAATAATCTCCAAGCACCATCACGCACCTGAGTATAAACTCTTTCAAGATGATTTTTATCTATTAAATCTTGTAAATGTTTAAATTTACCATTAATGCCAAGATCAGTTATTTCGTATAAACCTTTATCAGAACTCATATTACTTTGATATTCTGTAAAAAAGGTATTAAATTTAGCTTTCACATTCTGATTAGGTTTAATCCTACCTTGTGCATCATAATCAAGGTTATTAGGTGCCCATGCAAAGAACTTTTCGTAGACATCCTTTTTTGCTTCTGGAAGCATTCTTGGTATTTGAATGTTACTTAGTTCGGTACTTTGCCCAGTAGCACTGGTTAAAGCTTTTAAACTTTCTTTTAATCCTTTATCTAACATTGCTTCTATTTCTTTACCATTAAGTTGTAAACCTTCAACGGTTTTTGAATAGAACAATCTTTGTTTTTGCCTATCTGGAATACTGTCATCACTTAATTCTTGTATGCTTATAACTCCTTTGCTATCAGCAACTTCTTTACCCCAAGTATCCCAAACTTCATCTCTATATGCTTCAAGTGGTCTATTCATACCAGCAATAAGTTTTTGACCTTCAGCACTACCTTCAATGTCTTGCATTGTAATCTTGACATCTTCTGCATTAAGTAAAATATCTAAATGTCTTTTATAGATTGAAGGATGTTTTGGTTGCCCGTCATATTGAGTACCTATTGCTACTAACTGTTGATTTACCTTAGTTTTTACAGCGTCTTGATGTTGTTTATATCCTGTTGCCCATCTTGCATTAGCAGCATCATAAACTTCCTGTACTCTTCTAGGATATTTATCTGCCATGGTTGTAATTTCACCATTAATTTCTACTTCTGTATCAAATACTTTTTGCCAAAAAAATATATCTTTACCATTATCTGATTCTGCATCTTTTACAAAGTAATGAAAGTCTTCTGATAGAAAAGCAGCTTTGTCTCCAGCAGCACCATATCTATTTACAACATCTTGAGGGCTTTCAGTTATTGCTTCTATAGCTTCAGCTCTTCTAGCTTCATAAATCTTTTTCTCGTAATTCTTATTTGCAATACCTCTAGCATCAGCTTTTTCCAACGCCATTTTTTCATCAATAATCTGCTCAACTTCTCTTGTAAATTGTGGAGAAAAGATTGGTTTTAATCTTCCGTTTGCATCTTTTGTATAAAAATTATCTTGAATGTATTGAGCTTTAAGAGTATCTAAACCAGAAACATATTCATCAGGATTTGTAAAATTCTTATCATCTGTCTTCATTCTATTAAGTCCACTTTTTTCCTTACCCTCCGACATATATGGAGTAAAAGTATTCTTAACATGATTACGTAGTTCTGTTTGTTGAACAGCCATAAGTTCCCAACCATTTAAACTACCTTCAATAGTTCGTTTGTAGTCAGGAAACCTTTCACGTAATATATCTTTTAATGTTCTACCACTACCTCTTAGTTGAGATTTAACCGCATCCCATTCTTCATCACCTAACTGTTCTCGTAAAGTATGTTTAAGTTGATCACCTTTAGCTAAAACATTTTGGAATCTTTGGTTTTGAAATTGAGCAAAAGCCATTACTGCTTTTGGTGCTAACTCTTCTAGTTTTTTAAACCTTTGATAGTCACCTTCTGCTTCTCTAATCTTTACGTTTTGATCAAGATATCGTTGTCTATAATGCTGCATTTCAGCATCAAAGTAAGCTTTAGAAAACTCTTCCTTTAAACCTTGATTAACGTTTCTTTGTTGTTCTTCTTTTCTGCTGTTGTTTCTTAGTGTGTCTAATTGTTCGTTTCTATTTTGTAGGTTCTGACTGCGAACTTCACGCATTCCCCGTAGGGTTCGTTCAGTTTCATCTTGCATCTTCCAAGTTTCATCGGGAACCTGAAGAGGGTCAAAACCTTTACTCTGGGCGTACCCACGAAAAGATAAATTCCTCATAGTATTTAATTGTTAAAATAATCCTAATAATCCTGTACCTAAACCAACTGCCCATCCAATAGGACCACTACTAAATGCAGCTGCTGCTCCTAAACCGGCAGTAACGCCACCTAAAATAGCTCCCGGTAAAACATCTCCCATTCCTAATGTTGATTGAGTAGCACCTTTTATTGGAGGTGGTCCAACTTCTGGAGCTTGTGGATCTTGATAGACAGGCTCTGGTAATTCGATTGGTCTAAAGTTATCCAGACTTAATCCAGATCTGCCTTCAGATGGATCAAGCATTCTTCTAGCTTCAGCCATTGCATCAGCTTCTTGTTTATCTCTGTATATATCCTTCATGTTCATTTCTGAAGTTCTTACAGCACTTTCTAAAGAAGTTCTAAGTATATCTTGATTAGTTTTAAACCTTGATCCAACATTATCTAAATCAAAATCAATCTTTTTAAGATTAATTCCTGTTTCAGTTTGTGCAGCTCTAAGGTCTTGCTCTAATTTTTTTACATCAAGGCTTGCATTTTCAACATTATCGACTACACCTTTTTGTATTTCATCAAGACTTAGTTGACCTTTAGCATCTTTCATTTTTAAACCACGATCAATTTCTTGAGTATTTAGCATAGTTCTTTGTATGTTTTGAACAGTATCAAAATTGATTTGCTGTTCAGCTAAGGCTGCTTTTTGTACAACATTTAAAGCGTTTACTCTATTTTGCTTCATCCTTGCACCAGCTATATCCTGACCTCTAATTAAAGATTCAGCTAAATAACTATTATTTCTACCCAGTTCAGCCATAATCATATTTACAGCTTTACCTTGTGACCTTCCAGCTTGTGTTAACTGTGCTTGTCCAGATGCTTGTAATGCTTGAATTTGTTGATCTTCAATTTGTTTAGCACTTTCTAAAGATTTCCTATTTTGTTCTCGTCTTATAGTTTCATTTTGAAATTCTAATGCTTGTAATTGGGTTTTTGAATCTAAGTTTAAACGAGCTTTTGCAAATCTATTTTGCTTTTCTTTACCTGCTAAATCTAAATATTCTGATGCTGTTTCAAATCTACTTTGTCCTCTTTGGTTAAGAATATCTAGCTGTTGTCCAGCTGTAGAAAATCTAGCACTAGCTGTATTTTGTTTTAAATTAGTTAACTGTTTTTGTTTTTGATACTCAATAGTATCTTCTCTATTTAAAAGATTTAATTTTGATTGGGTTTTATCAAATCCAGCTGAACCTGTTATTTCATATAAATCTTGAATAATAGATTGGTTTTGAAATGCAGATTCTATAACTCTTTCATCTAAAACAGCACGTTCTCTGGCAAGATTATCTGAGTATTCAAGTTCATTAAAGGAAAGTGCATCTGTATATTGGTCTTGGTTTTTTCTAAATATTTTATCTTCTTGCGACCACTGGTAATCTTGTTGGGCTTTACCCATTTCCCAGTTTTGATTAGCAGTCTCTTCTTGGTAATCTTGTTGTAATCCGTCAGATTCTTTTCTTAATTTTAATGACTCTTGTTGAAACTCAAATTTATTATTTAGAGCACCTTTTTTAGAACCATCATCATCAAACAACTGTTGAAAATTACCATCAGCATCTTTCTCTAAACCATATTGAAACTCATAATTCTTAAGATCCATTTCATATTGCTTTTGGATCTGTTCATTCTGATGCTCAATGATTTTGTTTTGAGAACTTCGACCTCCTCCACTCATTTATGCTCTCCTATAGAAACGTGGTGAATAATATCCTTCCCACATCATTGATGCCAATGAAACAGGAA